CGAGCAAGGTGCAAGACAGTTTGAAAACTTAGTACATAGGAGTGCCTAATATGTTTAATCATGATGTAATTGATTTTGAAGTAGAGAAATTCCATCTTAATACCGAAGAAGGCTATCCAATATCACCTGAAGTTGGTGTAGGTATTAGACGTACTGATAATAAAGTTCCTCTTGCTATAGTTTCAGAAGCATATGAGCCTGTGCAGTATGGTCGAATAGTCCATTTTGTAGAGGAAGCCTTGGAACAATCAGGCATGGACATGACCGATGCCAGCTTTGATACCAATGTTTATGATGGGGGTGCACGGCTGGAGTTAAGGGCCAAGTTCCCTGCCCATGAAATGTTCTTGGACAGGAACAATCAAACATCGGACTCAGTAATACCTGAGTTTGTC